TCTTCAAGATGTGCCTGACCTGGCTGGAGAAGCACCCGAAAGACGGCCAGCCCGACCGCAAAGAAGCTGGACAATATGACCGCGAAAAAAGCGACGAAATTAAAAACGTCGTTGACCTGGGCGAGGCGCGTACCCGCGCGCAGGCCAAACCCAAGCCGGCGCCCAAGCAGGACAAGGCTAAAAAGCACATCGTACTAGCCAAGACTGTCCTCGAGGTGCTGCGCGAGCGCGGCAAGTTGCTGCTGTTCACCAGCAACGGCAACTACCGCTACACTGACAACCTGTGGCGCCTGGTCCTCGACAAGGAGCTGACCGCATGGCTCGACGCCCAGCTCGAGGCTGGCGCAGTGGGGCTCGAGCTGCAGAGCGACAAGCGGCTAATCAACGAGGCGCGCGCCTGGATCATGCGCCAGCCCGAGCTGCACCGCACCGACGTTGCCTTCGACAATCACGGCATGGTGCCGACCAGGTCCGGCCTGGTGGATCCACGCACCAATAAGCTGACGTCGCCGGCGCCCGAGCATTACGCAACGTGGCGTATCGAATGCGATTACGTCCCGGCCGCGCGCTGCCCGAACTGGCTGCGCATGATGAACGACGCCCTCGGTGACCGGAACGATGTTGTGCGCAGCGAGCTGATCGCGCTGCTGCAGGAGATCCTCGGCGCCGGCCTCATCGACGCGCGCGGCAAGGCGCTGTCAAAGGCGCTCGTGTTCTGGGGTACCAACGACACCGCCAAGTCCGGTCTGCTCGACGTCATGGCGCGGATGTTTGGCAAGGATAGCAACAAGACGCCGTTCAAGTCGCTCGATGGGACGCACGGCCTGATGCCGTTTGAGAAGCGGCGGCCGTGGCTGCTGCACGAGGCCTTCGACCAGGGCGCTTGGTTCTTCTCGTCGGTGGTCAAGTCGATCATCAGCGGCGACGAGATTAGTATCAACGTGAAGAACGGCCCTTTCCTCAGTCGCCGGGTGCGAGCACCAATCCTGTGGGGCACCAATCACAAACCGCAATTCAAGGAAGCGACGCGGGCCATGGCCGAGCGCATGATCATCATTCGCTGTCGCAAGCAGTTCAAACAGGACGCCCCGGTCGGCGTTGCCGCGATCGCACAGCGGCAGGGCTATGCCGGCCCGGCCGACCTAGTCATCGACACCGAGATGGAGGGGCTCCTTGCCTGGGCGATCGCCGGTCTGCAGCGGTGTCTGATCCGCGGGTTTTTCATCACTCCCGACGAGGTCAAGGCTGAGGCCGACAATGTCGTACGCGACAGCAACCTGGTCGCCGGCTTCATCGAGGAGTGTGTCGCGTTCGATCGCAACAGCATGATCTCAACACCGGATTTTGCCGGCGCTTTCTCGGTTTGGTGGCTGGAAAACAAGGGCGACGATGCCAGGATCCCGTCGAGTGATGCGATCGGTACGGCGTTGTCGGCCTTTGGTGATGCCCGCATTGCCGTTAACAGCAAGGAGTTGCGGACTAACTCGCGGCGCTATTACGCCGGCATCGGGCTCAACATGGACGGCATGCGCTACTGGCGGGACATGCACAAGACCGAGGCCTTCAACCTCAAGGGCCGCAAGATCGGAATGAGCAGCGACGACGAAAAACCGAACAAGCCGATCCCCTCGTCATGGGCGGACAGGCTGTCAATTTTGGCTATGCAAAAGGCCTTCGATGAAGGTGACACTAGTGACACTTACCCCCCCAAAACAGGTGACAGTAGCATTCAGGTGTCACCAAAGGTGTCACCGATGCAGCCCTTTGAAAAGTCTAAGAAACCTCGCTTTTAGTGACACGTGACACTTCTTTATATGAGATCTGTAGAACACAGTAGAAAAGTAAGAAAAGAGGAGAAAAAGGTATAGGGGTGTAGGAAGTGTGTCGTAGAGTGTGTGTTTTGGGATAATAGGGAAAGCAGGGTGCACGGTGTCACGTCGGACCCACAACGGAGGCTGAAAAAATGCAGGATAGCGGCAACGAAAATATCGATGCTCACAACAAAAGGCAGATCGCAAGCTGGGCCAAAAGCCAGCCGGCGACGCCATCGAAACTGGCGCACCAGTGGCGGACGATGGCTGACGAGGCCGCCGCCGGGTTTGAGGCGCGGTGGACGGTGATTGGGCTGCGCCGGCACGATCATGACCTGGCGGTGGCGCTGCATGAACAGAAGGAGTTGTTTGCTGAGGCGTGTGCGGTCGGCGACATGAACGAGATCAAGGTGCATGGCGCCTCCTTGGTGCGTGGTTATGCGGCCGCGGTTAGGGCGATGGAGGCGGCCGAAATCCCTGACGACAGCTACGTCCTGGGGGTGTGTCCAACCACCGGGTTTAAGGTGGCGATAGGCACTCAGAAGGCCAGCCAGGCCCGTGTGGTCGAGCTGCATGGCCAGGATGTGGTTTGGGTCAGCCCCGACGAGGTGGCGACGCTGATGGCCTCCTCTGAGGCTTTCATGACGGTGGCGGCGATTAAACGAAAGTTCCCCGGCGCCGAGGTGGTGGAACGCTATGTCGGCGAAGGATCCTAAGCATCAGGCGGCGATCCTGGACGCGCGCGGCCGGCGCTGGCGTGGGCCGGCCAAAGGAAAACCCCCGCGTCGTCGCGGGGGTGTGGAGGAGCGGGCCTTGCGCTTGGTTAGGGGATTGGCTCAAGCAATTCAGTCCATGATGGAACGGGACGATCAATCGCCGGAGGAACAGTAAGGGCGATGAAGGCTTTTTGGGCTTCCCGAGTTTCGGCTAATTCGGCGGTCCAAAGCTCGCGAATATCCTTATCGCATCGCCTCGACAGTCGCCTTTCTAACGTTTCAATGCGAAACTCCAGCGCGTCTATGATCAGGTGTCTGTGGTTTTCTTTAAACATCGTGTTTGTCCTATCTGAGGGGTTAGGGCGTCTCGAGGCCGTCTTTAGGGTCACGGCCGGCGGCGATGTTTTCGAAGATCCGCGCGATGTTGCGGATGGCGATGTCGTGCTGGCGGGCCAGCTCCTGGATGCGTTCGCAAGTGGCGATGGCATCCAGGCGTTGTTGTTCAGTCAAGTGTTCCATTAGGCGAGATCCTTGCCGGTACGGGCCGACACCTTGAGGGTGCGGACGGGGGTGACGTTGGTGTGCGCCGCAATGAATTGGCGTGAGAGGTGAGCGCGCACTGCCTTCATGTCGAGTGTCTCGCGATCGACCTGGGTGATGGAGACGCGGAACAGGTCGCCTTCGTAAGCGCCGACGTCGAGGTCGCCGAGCGCCGCCTTCAACTCGTCTTCCTTGGTCTTGAGCGCGGCGATCTGCGCCTTGATCTGGCCGAGGGCGTCGATGGTCTTGGAGAGGTTGGACATTGGTAGCTCCTTGTTTGTGATGAACCAATAACGCTGATATAGGACAGCCTGTCACCCCTGTCAAGTGGGTTCTGACATATTGACAGGCTGGTCTGGGTGACCTAGATCAGGGCATCGCAACAGAGGAGCAGAAAAATGTCTGAATGGCAAAGTCAGCGGTCGATGACCGGGCGGCAATATAAGTTGATTATCAAGCAGTTAGGGCTCAACCAGGCGGCGGCGGGGCGCTATACCGGGGTGAGCGCGCGCACCTCGCGGCGCTACATTACGGGCGAGGCTGAGGTGCCGACGGCGACGGCGTTGTTGTTGCGCGCCTTGGTGGCGTATCAGGAAGAACCGGTAGTGCCTAAGTGGAAGCGGGGAGACAGTTGATGTTGACGTTAACGACAATCGCCAACATTCTGTTTTTTGGCGTCATCGCAGTGGGGCTGGTGCCGATTGTGTTGCTTGCCCTGTATGCCGTTGGCCGCCTTGCCTGGGAGGTCTTGAAGGTTCTCACAGGGGCCTGGGTCTGAGCCGTACAACTTGACCAAGTCTATCGAGGGCGCCCATTGTGGCGCCCTCTTTCGTTTCGGGGTAAGCGCATGCAGAACGACTACTACGCTGCTATGGAAAAGCAGCTGAAGGCCTTCATTGCATCCGGCTTTGGTCAACTGGCGCTGCAAATCAAAAACGACTTCATTCGCGATCGCGAGATGATCGAGCAGCTGCGTGAGCGCATTAGCGAACTTGAGGACCGCTTCAACATGGTCAATGGTCACCAAGCAGGGAGAGGGACTGACATCCCTTAAGATATTGCCGCGCAAGAAAATACCGCCAGACGTCCGGTCACTCGCGCGATCGCATACAACGCTGTGCATTAATCGGTTGCGTGGGCTGGTCATTAATCCAGGTGCCGATCAATCCAACAGCATCAGTGTTGCGGCCGCGCAGATCCTACTCGAGCGCGGCTGGGGCAAAGCTATCCAGCCTGTTGCCGGCGCCGATGGCACTGGCGCGATCGAAATAACAATCAGGAAAATGTTGAAGGATGACGACGACGGTAAAACTTAAGATCGATGTGCCATACAACAACTGGCATCCGCGGCCGCACCAGGAAAAGTTGTGGCAATACTTGGCGCGTGACGGTAAGCGCGCGATGGCTGTGTGGCATCGTCGTGCTGGCAAAGATGAAGTGTGCTTGCACCACACTGCGGTGTCGATGATGGAGCGTGTCGGAAATTACTGGCACTGTCTTCCCGAGTATGCACAGTCACGCAAAGCGATCTGGACAGCGATCAACGCGCACACCGGCAAGAGGAGAATTGATGAAGTTTTTCCCAAACAGATCCGCGACAGCACTAACGACAACGAGATGTTTATCAGGCTTAGAAACGGATCAACCTGGCAATGCATTGGCAGTGATACCTACAACGCCACCGTCGGCGCCTCAGTCGCCGGCATTGTCTACTCAGAGTGGGCGCTCGCCAACCCAAGCGCCTGGGCCTATCACCGACCGATGCTCGAGGAGAACAACGGCTGGGCGGCATTCATCACTACTCCCCGCGGACGCAATCATGCGTTCGAGATGTTTCGGCATTCGGCTCAATCATCAGAGTGGTTCTCCCAACTCCTCACCGTTGATGATACGCATGCACTCACTAAGGCTGCTCTCGCAGAAACGCTGAAGGAGTACACGGCGCTATACGGGGCCGATGTCGGCCGCGCCCAATATCTTCAAGAGTATTATTGTGATTGGCAGGCTTCCATCCTGGGTGCGTACTTTGCGCTCGAAATGGCCGATGTCCGCAATGAAGGGCGAATTGTTGAGGTTGAGGCCATTCCAGGCCAGTTCGTACATCGCGCGTGGGACTTGGGAGTGAAAGACGATACGAGCATTTGGTGGTTTCAGATCGTCGGCGCGCAACTCTTCATCCTTGACCACTACGCGGCTAGTGGCGTCGGCGTTGAGCATTACGCAACGGTCATTGAGGAACGCGAGCGCAAATACGGGTGGATGCATGGCACGGACTATGTTCCTCATGATGCGAAAATAAAAGAGTGGGGCACTGGCAAGACGCGCGTCGAAACCATGTCGGCGTTGGGGCTCAAACCCCAACTCGTTCCGTTCGCGACGTTTCAGGACGGCATCAACGCAGCCCGCCGTACGTTGCCGTTGTGCGTGTTTCATCCGAGGACGGAAGAAACCGGCATCAGCGCGCTCGAACAATACCGTCGCGAGTGGGATGATGAGAAGAAAGCCTTCCGACAATCCGACGTGCACGATTGGACAGCGCATCCGGCCGCGGCGTTTCGTTACCTATCGCTCGCATGGCGTCAGGCCGAGCGGCGCCAGGTAGTTGAAGAGCCAGAACCAGGTTGGCACATTCCGATGCCGGCCGATGAGCGTAAGGGGATTAGGCTATGAACGGCTGATACTCATGGGGTGGCTGTGCAGGACATACGCCGATACGGCAGAGCACAGCGTCAACGCACCCCATGAGCATCAACCAGGGAGCGTGTGAGATGACGACATTGGGTGAAGCAAGAGTACGAACGAAGTTTAATCCGAGCGAAAGCGGCGTTGTCGCCGAGATCAAGCGGCGATCGGCCGAGTTGATCAATCTGTGCGATGAACTGCGCATCAAGGGCTCGACTGATGGCGAGCATCAACGCCTCTGGAGCTTGGCGCAGACGCACTATGAGGACGCTGCGATGTGGGCGGTGAAGGCGGCGACGTTCTGATGAAGCTGGTCAAGCTGACGCAGTGCCTCGAGCAGGACAAGAGTGCCTTGCATCCGGTGTGGGTTAATCCGGCGTTCATCGTGGCGTTGGACCGGACGCCGTTTGGCACCACCCAGGTGCGGACTGCGATTGGTGTGGGCTGGGTTGTTGAGACACCGGAAGATATCGAGTTGCAGTTGCTGCCGATCCATTTCGATGTGGAGATGGTTAATGAAAAAGCGAACGAGCAAGCGCCGGTGGAAGGCGCGTATCCGCCTCGGGCGCGCCATACCGGCTTTCGCGATGATTGAGCACGAGCTGCGGCGCTGGTTCGTGATGGTGCCAGAGCGAAGTAACCGGGACTTCTGGTTATGGATTGGTCGCTGATTGCGTTGTTGATGCTGGTCGTTGCGGCCGGCATTTACCTGGGGTGGACACGCTATGGCAGTTAAGAAACCAAACGCTGCGGCCAACCCCGACATCAAGGCCGACGATCTGGAATATAATCCGGCGGTCGAGCCCAAGAAGGCGAAGGCCTGGCTCAACCTGCTGCTCGAGAGCGAGAAGGTCTTCGAGAAGTGGAACGACCATTGCGACAAGATCGACAAGCAGTATGCGAGCCTCGAGCGGCTGTCGAACATGGCGCGCGACAAGGAGTACCAGATATTCTGGGCGAACTGCGAGGTGCTCAAACCGTCGATTTACGCCAAGCCGCCTGTCCCCGTTGTGGTGCCCAAGTTCAAGGACAGGCGAGCTGTCCCCCAAGCTGCCAGCGAGCTGCTCGAGCGGTGCACGGTCGTTGCCTTCGACCTGACCCGCATCAATGACGTGATGATGCAGTTGCGTGACGATGTGGCCCTGGTCGGCCGCGGTGTACCGTGGTGCCGTTATGAAGGTAAGCAGGACCAAGCCGGCTACTACTCGACCGAGCGTGTCTGTATCGACTTCAAGCACCGCCGCGACTTTCTGCACAGCATCTCGAGATGCTGGTACGAGGTGACCTGGGTTGCGGCCGCGAGTTATCTGACCAGGGGCGAGGCGCGCAAACGCTTCCACGAGAGCAGCGGCGACGCCTACCAGGAGGCTGATTACAAGGTTGATCGTGATACCAAGGAGGTGGGCGGCGCCGATCGACGCGAGCGCGCCAAGTTCTGGGAGATCTGGCACAAGACCGAGCGGCGTGTTGTCTGGGTTGCTGAAGGTTGCGAAGACATCCTGGACGAGGACGATCCGCACCTCGAGTTGCAGAATTTCTTCCCGTGCCCCAAGCCGGCATACGGCACATGCCAGCGCAACTCGCTCGTCCCTGTGCCCGACGTGCTGCAATACAAAGATCAGCTCGAGGAAGTGAACCTGCTCACGGGGCGAATTCACGCGCTTTCTGATGCGCTCGAGGCGAAGGGGTTTTATCCGGCCGGCGGCGCCGAGATCTCGGATGCAGTGCAGGCTGCGATCAAGATGAAGACGCCCGGCCGGCTGCTCGTGCCGATCTCCAACTGGGCGGCATTTGGCGGCAGCAAAGAGGTGATCATCTGGCTGCCCATCGACATGATTGCGCAAACCATCACCGCGCTGGTCGCGCTGCGCAAGCAGGTGATCGATGACGTTTATCAAATCATTGGCCTCTCCGACATCATGCGCGGGCAGACAGATCCGCAAGAAACACTGGGCGCGCAAGAACTCAAAACCGATTACGGCTCCACGCGGGTGCGTGACAAGCAGTCGGAGCTGGTGCGCGTGGCTCGTGATCTTGCGGAGATTGTCGCCGAGATCATCACCGAAAAGTTTTCACCGGTGACCATGATTGAAATGTCGCAGACGCAGTTGCCGACACAACAGATGGTGCAGCGACAGATCCAGCAGGTGGTCGAGCAGATGCAGCAACATCATCAGCAAGCGCTGATGATGATCCAGCAGCCACAGATCCAGCAGATGGCGCAGCAAAATCCTGAACAAGCACAGCAGCTGCACCAGCAATTTCAACAGATGCAGCAGGCGGCGAGCGGCACCATCATCAAGTTGAAGGAGAAGCCAACGATCGAACAGGTGCTGGCATTCCTCAAGGACAACCGCACCAAATCATTCGTGCTCGACATTGAAACCGACAGCACCATCCAGGCTGACGAGAATGCAGAGAAGCAGCGGCGCTCCGAATTCGTTGGCGTCCTGGGCGGGCTGTTGCCACAGCTTGCGCAAATGATTGCAGCGCAGCCGCAGTGCGCGACGTTTTGTGGCGAGTTGCTCAAATTCGCCACTGCGCCGTTCCGCGCTGGTCGATCGCTTGACGGCGCGATCGATGACCTGGTGGCGCAGATGGAGCAGCAAGGCAGCCAGAACCAAACCGATAACAATCCGGCACAAATCAACGCCAAGACTGCGCTGCAGATTGAGCAAATGAAGGACAAGCGTCAGCGCGACAAGGACCAGATGGATCAAGCGATGCAGGCGGCCGAATTGAAGCAGAAAGACGATCACAAGAAGATGGAGCTGTTTAACCAACAGCGGCTCGAGCAGATCCGGCAGTCGAGCAAGCAAGGCGACCAGCAAGCCAAGGTGCAGGTACAGAACCAGAAGGCGATGGAGAGCCGTGAGGCACATCAGATGGAGATGGCGCAGGGCTATCAGGAGATGGAGATCGAGCGGGTCAAGGGTCAGGCCGACATCGAGAAGAGCATCGCCGCGCGCGCGCAGATGGCGGACAAGATGCAGCAGCAGCGCGCGCAGGCGCAGTTTAAGATGCAGCAACCGCAACGACCGGTGATGCCGAATGGCTGATGACGACTATGTCATGGGCGAGCTGGCGCGGTCGGATCTCTATCCCGACGAGACGCAGATGCAGCCGCCGCGGAATGCCGTCGGCGGACTGACGCCAGAAGATTGGATGTTGTCGGGGCAGCAACCGCCAGAGGCAACGTATGACTACGTCCGGCCGCAAAGCTGGATGGAGAAGATGCAGGAGGCAGAGGCAAAGAGGGTTGCTGATTATCAGCGAGGTGGCGTACCGGCAGTCGTTTCTTCATTGGCTGCTGACAGCTCGCCAGAGCAGGATCTGTTTGGCGGTTTTGGCGGCGTCACCAAAGGTGTGAAGGGGCCAGCCAAGGGGTTCGCGCCAGGATCTATTGCCGAACTGGGTGCCCACCCAACAACAACGCCGGAAGCGATCTATGGCGGCACCATGGAGAAAGGCGGCTACTCCGTAAACCTGCCGAGCGGTCAGATCCCGTCAGAGGGGTTGATGGTCGGTAAATACAAAAACACCGATCCACGCAACCTGGTGGTGCCGCAAGAGGGTTTTAACCCAGCTGCGATCGAGCAACATGCCGCAACCAACGCCGCGGCCCTTGCCAAAGAAGGTGCTCACCTGGGTACTTGGGTTGGACCTGACGGCAAGATCTACCTCGATGTCGCGCAACAGTATCCGGTTGATAAAATCCGCTTGGCGACCAAAACAGGCGAGCGCACAGGACAGCTTGCCGGCTACAACGTCGGCGCCGGCGAAAGCTTTCCGATCGGCAATTGGCGTGACTTCGTTGCCTCGCCCGAGTTCAAGGCGCGCATGGATGAGATGGCTGGCACTGGACGCGACTATCTCAGCAAATTTCCCAGCAAAGAGTGGTGGGACATGCACGGCTCTGCATTCGAGCGCGCGTATGGCACCGAGAACCTGCCGCAAGTCGCAGGTTTCTCAGCCGCAACGGCGCCGGTGTCGAACCCGTACGACAATATGCGGGCGATGTCGGAATACATGCGGCGTCACATCAGTGGCGAGCCGATCATTCAACCTGATTACCGCATCCCAGAAGGTGGCATGGGGCCGTGGAGCGCAGGCAAGCAAATTCCGCTGGAGCAAAGTCGCATTGCTAACTTGAACAAGGCCGCGGCCGGCAACCTCGATCAGCTGCAGCGCGCCAAGGTGCGCGAAGAAGCGATGGCGATGTCGGGGGATCCTAACGCCGTTGTGCTCGATCGCCATTGGGCGCGTCTTACCGAGGATCCTGCGCGCGGGATATTTGCCAACGCCCAGGAAGGCGTCATCAACACTGAAACGCCGAAAAGAGGTGTTGGCGATTATGATTACGTCAAAGGCCACGTCAGCGACGCAGCTCGAGCTGTCGGCCGCGATCCGCGCGACTATAGCGCTGATGTGTGGACCGGTATTCGCGAGACGATCAAGAACACCAGCCAGCTATTCGGCACCAAGTTTAGAGGCAGCGCGATCACCGGCGAGAGTAAGTCTTATGCTGATATCTTCCACGAGCTAGTGCAGAAGAAGGCTGATCACATGGGCATCAGCACTGACGCACTGGATAAAATGTTGCGCAGTGGAAACGCCAACCTGTTGTCGCAAATGCTGGTAGCCTCGCCTGTGATTTGGGGTGCATATCGAAAGTGGCAGAACAGTCAGGGGAATGGCGCCATGGGTGACCTGGCGCGGCAAGATCAATACGACTAACCACAGGAGGGCCGCATGGCTCAAAGCGCACTGACCGTGACACCGCCTAATCCGACACCGCCAACCAATTTTCCCTGCACCGGCGGGACGCCACCAACCAACGTGCCAAACTTCACCAAGAACACGATGAACGACCCAAAGAACTGGAGCAGCGTCAATCCGAAAGATTTTCCGCCGCCCTATTTCGATGACGGTGCCGCGGGTCCGCTGACGACGTTTGCCGCCAATACCGCGGCGTTGGCGTCTGGATCTGGCGCCACAGCCGGTGGCACCGAGGGCACTTATCCTGGCACCGGTACTGGGACGACAGTCAACAACGTCGGCGCCGTGCCGGCCAGCTCGAGTGTGGCGCATGAAGGCGCTGGCACCGAGACGCTGGTATCGGCTCCAGGCAGTCGCGCCGAATGTCCGACAGCGTCGGTCAGTAGTGGCCCGGTGCAAACCGCGGCAACGCTCGCGGCGGGACCGAATGCCTCGCATGCTTCGACGCTGTCGGGGACGGCTGTGCCCACGCTGACCGGCGCATCTGGCGCCAGCAATGTCTCTGGTGCAGGTTATACGTTGCTCACGGCAACCGGTACCAACTTCAATCGCGCCAGTGTCGTTAATATCAACGGCGTTCCGTATCAGACCAACTACGTCAGCGCGACATCGCTGACTGTCACCAACGCGCCGAAGAAGGCGACGGCCGGCACCGTGCCGGTGACCGTCACCTCCAACGGCGTCACTACAGCCCCACAGAACTGGACATTCACATGACCGAGGATCCCAAGCCGAAAGGCGATACACCTCTCGCTGGCCAGGGCAGCATGGCCAGCATCAATGAGCCGGAAGGCTCGACGATTGGCAGCAACATACCGGACCAACCTGAACCGGATGTGATGCCGAATGTCACGGGGCTAGTGCCAGACGTTGCCACGATCGGCGACGACAGTTTCACGCTCGATGTTGAGGGCGAGGGCTTTAGTGCTGCCAGCGTGATCGTGTTTGCTGGTCATGACGAGCCGACAACCTTCAACGAAGAGGACGGCACGTTGTCGACCGGTGTCGACATGGAGGTCTGGAAAGGCGCTGATGTCGTGCCGGTGCAGGTGCGCAACGGCGCGATGCTGTCCAACACAATGGACTTCACGTTTGATGCAGAGCCGGCGGCCGACACAGAGACGAGCAAGCGCAGAACCAGCAACAAGCCGCGGCCGCGCAAATAGGGGAAAGAGATCATGGCGACCTTCGTCAAGTATAACACGTTCATCGATGAAGTGTCGAAAGGGGGACACAACCTGCAGACGGCCGTGTTCAAGGCCGCCCTGACCAACACGCCGCCGACGCCGGCGAGTGACACGATCTGGAGCGCCGGCGTTTACCCGCCGCCGGCAGCAGGATCCGGCTACACCGCCGGCGGCAACACGCTCACCACCTCGAGCGCGGCGACATCGAGCGGTGTTTTCAAGCTGGTGCTGGCCGACAGCGTGTTCACTGCGGCGGGCGGCACGATCGGGCCGTTCCGCTACGTTGTCCTCTACAACAGCAGCGCATCGAACAAGGTGGTCGGCTCGTACGATTACGGCTCGAGCATCACGCTTAACGACACCGAAACCTTCACCGTCGACTTCGACGGCACCAACGGTGTGCTGACGCTGCAGTAGGTCATCGATGGCGAATTATTTTGTCAGCAGCGCCAGCGGAGTAGGCGGGGCAGGCAACGGCTCATCGTGGGCCAATGCCTACCTGACGCTGGCCGCGTGTCTGGCGCGGCCAATTGTGGCCGGTACTGACAACGTATTTGTTGGCGACGATCATACGGAATTTACTTCTACCACCAATTTAAATTTTAACTTCCCCGGTTTCAGCACTACGTCCACGCCAAACCATCTGTGGGTTGTTGACCATACCAAGGCGTCTCCGACTTCTGCCGATCTAAAAACCGGAACGGCGACCGGCGGAATGGTGTCGGGGGATGCGAATGTTATTTTTAACGGTAACGGACATATTTACGGGCTATACGTCATTTGCGCTATCGGCAACAGCACAACAACCGGTGCCATCCTGACGCAGAGTGCCAATACTTTCTTGTTTGAAAACTGCTCGTTCGTGAACCGGGGGACAAATGCGTTACAAAGGATTTTTCAGGCAGCCGGTTCAGCCTATCAAGAGTTTAAAAATTGTGTGTTTTCGTGCGAAAACGCAGCGCAGTCGCCTATCGTTAGCGGGTGGAAAAAACTTATAAATTGCACTTTTTTGTTTGCCGGCGGATCACCTTCTCAATTATTTCTGCCAAGTTTGACCAACTCCAATTTGATATTTGAAGGATGTGATTTCAGTGCATTTTCCGGCACGACGCTCGCATCAAGTAACAGCAACGGCAACATGCTGTTCATTTTTAAAGATTGCAAACTTCCGGCGATTACAGGTCTGTTCACAGTGGCCGCTGCGCTGCGTCCGCAGCAAAATTCAATCTATGTTATCAACTGTGACAGCGGTGCGACTAACTACAAGAATGATCTGTACGATTATTGTGGCGAGCTACATACCGTAGCATCTGTGTTTAGAACCAGTGGCGCATCGCAGGGCACTCCGTATTCGTGGCTGGTGACCACCAACGCCAACAATCTGTGGCACTTCCAGTTCAAACTGCTGCCGTTGTCAATCTGGAATATAACAACCGGCGCTGCCGTCAACGTCGCTGTCGAAGGCATTGCTGATCCGCGCGACTTTTCTGCGCTGCCGAATAATGACGATGTCTGGTTCGATGTTGAGGCGCTGGAGAATACTTCATATCCAACCGGCACTTATCACCGCAATACAAAACCATCGCCATTAGGTGGCGCTACAGCACTGACGGCATCGACGGTAGCGTGGGATTGCACAACGTTACGTGCAAACAGTACTGCATACAGTGTAGGCGATATAAGGAAGGTTGCTTCTAATGCCGGGCGTTTGTTTGTTTGTACGATTGCTGGCACCAGCGCGAGTAGTGAACCGGGCGGTTATGCGACAGCTATCGATGGTGGCACGATTACGGATGGCGGCGCGACGTTCAAGGCAATGTGGCGCTTCAAGCAGACGATCACTACGGGCTCGATCGGCATGGCGGGATTGATTACGGTCTACCCGAAAGTGGCGAAGGCTTCGCTCAATGGCATCTACATCGATCCGATGATCACGCTGAGTTAGGGGTAAGCACATGGCTTATTGGGATGCACTAGTCGCCAAGTGGGCGCAGGCGCCGGCCGGCACCAACGATCAGAAGCTGACGTGGGTCAACGCACAGACGGTGACCGGGCCGGCGATCAAGATGATCGTGCCGGCGACTGAGATCTACAACCGCACCGATCGCGGCGAGTACGATGCTCTGACTAATCTCAAGCAGCAACCAATCCAGCGCAATCTTGCGCTCAGTACGATCGACTTTTCTCCCGGCAGCAACATGCGCGCGCTGTGGCTGACGACATTCCCGGCCGGCACGAAAACACAAACCAACCTTAAGCCATACACTGACAGTTTCGACACGCCGAAAATCCCGTGGTGGCAGTCGGCCGGTTACCCGCATGCGATCACCGGTCAGGATCTGGTGTCTGCCGGCATTCAGACTGCGCCGCCCGTCACACCCCTGCCGCCGTGAGGAGTAACGCGCAATGGCTGCAACAAAAATTAGGACGAGTATCTGGGCGACACAGACGCTGACGGCGAGCGCCGGTAATACAACAAGTTCGTGGATTGATTTGTCGGGTGGCTATGGCGCACAGGTTAACTTCCGCCTCATCAACGGTAGCACCGGGCCAACGGTACCGGCGCAGGTTCAGGTGCAAGTTGCCAACAACTGGAATGCCGGATCGCCAACCTTGGCGATGAACTTTGGTGGACCGTGTGTTGGTGATATCAACAACACTTTTACCAGAGATTTTTCTGTTGAAATTCCACCCGGTGTCGAGGCTGTGCGTCTTATCGCTGGCTCCAACACTGGTCAAAACGTAACGGTCGACGCGGACATTTCCAACATCACGGCACTCTAATGCCGATCGCAAAGCCCCCCTTCCCGCGGCTTCAGAGGGGGCATCCGCTCGCGCAGGGTTTGAGGGGCGCGTGGCTGTTTGCTGAAGGATCAATCAACACTGCCATCGACTCGTCTGGCTGCGAGGCGCACGGCGCTGGCGTTGCCGGGATGTCGTCTAACCAGTGGTTCCCCGGCCCGAGTGGTTGGGCCTATCACACAGCCGGAAGCATGTCTTTTGCTTTAGGTACGATGCCGCATTTTAAAGCGGTTGGACCGGTCACTGTTTCTGCGCTGACAAAAGAGCACTCATACGCGACATGGAGTACTTATTTTCAAAAAGGTTATGACGGTGCGACTGAACCGCTCGTCCTTCGCTCCAACGGCGGAAACTTTACATTTCAGACGTATAATCCCACCGACAATGGAATAGCAGTCACAGATCCAAACACTCATAGTCTTGAGGTTTGGTATCACGTTGTCGGTACGTTCGACGGTGCGAAGTGGGCTCTTTACGTCAACGGTGCGCTTGTTGCGTCAGTCGTAACGACCACAGGTCCGACAGATAACGCTCAGGTTTGTGGACTACTGGCCTCGTATGTCGGTGGCCCTCCGTCACGCATTCCAGATGCCGATGTCGATCACGTCATGCTTTGGCAGCGGGGAATGTCGGCAAAGGAAGTAGCCGATCTCTACGCCGATCCTTATGCGATGTTTCGGCCGACGCGGCTGCGTAAGAAGCCCGGCGGTGCTGCCTACGTCATGGCCGCAGATCCGGTTGCTTTCGCGCTCACCGGCATTGCCGCCAATTTCGTTTATCACCGCGCGGCTACCATCATGCCGGCGGCACCAGCGGCATTCACGCTTACTGGCGTTGCCACCACCCTAACTTACACGCCAAAGCCGCCGGCTGTGGTCAGCCGTCAGTATGTTCTCGCCACGCCGATCGGCGGTGTGCTGGTTCACGAAACCAACACCCTCGAGTTCACGGTCTACGGTACTCAGGTCAGCGCGACAGCGACACCAGCGCCGGCCGGCGCGACATACACGCTGACGGCAGCGACAGGCGCGGTCACGCTCACTGGCGTCAGTGCCGGTTTTCTTTTCAAGCACGGCATGTCGGTGGCGACCGGTGCGTTTTCGCTCGCCGGTACTGCCGCCAACCTTGTTTACAGGCGCGCTTACATCCTAGCGGCGGCAACCGGCGCCTTCACGCTTACCGGCACCAGCACAGGTCTGATCTACAAGAAAGGCATTGGAGCCGCGACAGGCTCGTTCGTTTTCAGCGGCAAGACCGTCAATCTCGTCTACGGCTCGCTGGTCAACCACTACACGCTGTCTGCAACGACGCAGCCGTTCTTTGTGTCGGCCTGGCCGACAGGCTTGCGCGCGGCGCGCCGGATTACTGCGACAACGGCGGCGTTCAATCTCGCTGGCACCGTTACAAAACTTGGCCGCTACCGCGTCATGCCGGTTACGACCGGCGCATTTGTCCTCAGCGGCAAGACCGCAAACCTGATCCAGGTCAGGAAGTTAACCCTGGCTGCTGACACTGGCGCTTTCACGCTCACCGGTTACGGCGCCGGCCTCGCCTACCACACCAACGCCGTCCTGCTCGCCACGCCGGTGTCGTTTGTCTTCAGCGGCAGCGACACTGGGCTCATCAGGATCCGAAACCTGCCGGTTGGCACCGGCCAGTTTGTATTCACAGGTACGGCGGCAGTCTTGCGCCGCGGTAATTACAAGATGCCTGCCGAGCGCATTGCGCTTAGGTTTACCGGGTACGACACGTTCTACAGAGACAACGACTTCCATCTGCCAGACTTTGGAGATCCAGGTGCGCTGGAGTTTGGTCGCAAAATGTATGCAATACCTGGCAGGTGGTAGGAAACTTAACCCAAGGGAGATTGATATGCGTGGAGATCCAGAAAACGTGCCGGCAACTCCGCCGGCGGTGCTGGCTGAGACGAATATTCCGAGTATCAACGAGCCGCCAGGGTCCGAGGTGATCCCGCCAAAACGCAAGAAGAAGAAAAAGGCCAAGAAAAAGGCTAAGAAGGCGAGCAAGGCCAAGGCGAAAATGGCCAAGGCCAGCAAGGCCAACGGCAAGATCAAAAAGAAGGCCAAGGCCAAGAAGCGGCGGATACGCGCGCGCTAGTCGTCGCGGGGTGATGGATGTCGAAGCTGGTTGAGGTCGAGCCCGGTCGTTGGAAGGTTTCACGTGAAACCTTTTCACCGGCGCGCAGTGCTCTGCCGCGGCCTTACGTCATCAGCGACATCATGGATCCAACAGAACAGGTCGACGGCCGCTTTTATACGAGCAAGGCAGCCTTTCGCGCTGTTGGTCGGGCGCATGGCCTCATCGAGGTTGGCACCGAAAAGTTCAAGCCGAAGAAAAGAGCGACTGACAGCCGGGAAGAGAAAGAAAAGCGCCGTCAGTCGCTGAAGACTGCACTGGATAAATATAGGGCTGGTCACCGATCTAGGCATTTGACCTAGATCAATTCGGGGTTCCGAATATGTCAGACACGAACATTGCGCCGGCGGCGCCACCCTCTGCGCCATCCGCTCCAGCTCCCACCAACGAAGCTCCAATCAATCAGAACCCGGTGAACGCCCCGCAGCCGGTGGGTGATCAGGCTCCAGAAAAGCCGGTTGATGGTCTGGATCGAGGCCATGGCAGGCCTGAAACCCGCCGTGAAAGTATTCGCAAAGCGTTTGAGCGGGCAAATACCCCAGAAAAGGAGAAAACCCTAGCCCCGCGCAAAGCGGCGAAGACGGAGGCGAAACCCCCCGAGGCTCCGCTAGATTTGCGTAAGCCGCCGCAAGAGCGGCATCGGGAGGGCGGGCGTTTTGCAAAAGCGCCTGCTGCAGACGCTGCAACGCAAGCGGATCCTGCTGGTACGCAGCCGCAGCAGATTGCGAAAAAACCCGTCGCGCCTCTTCCTGAGACTGCGCCCTATAGAGAGCCGCCAGGGCGTTGGAACGAGGCCGGCAAAGCAGAGTGGTCAGCCGCGCCCGAAAGCGTCCGCGGTGAAGTCTACCGCATGGCAAAAGAGTTTGACGGCGCATACAAAACGCTCCGCGGCGATCACGATACCATGAACAGCATACGCCACTTTCACGAGATGGCGACGCAACACGGGACAACGCTCGACAAGGCGCTGACCAACTACGTTTCGATGGAGCAGAAGTTGCGCACCGACCTGGTCGGTGGCCTCGACGTCATCGTCAACAACCTGAACCTGCGCACCCAGAACGGTCAGAAGATCTCGTTACGCGATGTCGCCTACCACATCCTCAATCAAAGTCCCGAGCAGCATAAGCTAACGCAGCAGCAGAACTCGCAGCAGGCAGCCCAGCACCAGATCGGCGCCCTTCACCAGGAAGTGGCGGGCTTGAAGTCTACGATCGATCAGCTGCATAATGGCCTCAGGTTCAATCAAACCCGGTCGCAGGTCGACGTCTTTGCCGACAGCCATCCAGGGTTTGATGAATTAGGGGATTTAATCGAGCAGGAATTGCAATTTGGTTTCAGCCTGGAAGAGGCCTACCAACGTGCATACCGGCTAAGACCCCCGAAAACACACGCGGCTCAGACCCGCAACACGCCGGCTCAGACCCGATCCGACAAGTCGATCCATGGCGCTCCCGATAGCGGTCCCTCAGACGGCCCGCCGGTCAAGCGCAAGGGCGACAAGCAAGTTGGCCGACGCGAAGCTATTCAACGCGCAATCACGCGCGTGAACGGCGGCGTCTAATCTGAGGTGGCGTAATGCCAAACATCAACACGAATGCTGCGTATCAACAGATACTCAGCATGGCGCTCGAGGACCGCTCGAGCGGCTACGAAGATCTCGTCTCCAATAACAACGCAATGCTTGCGGTGATGAAGCGCAAGGGCCTCTGGCACACTTACAGTGGCCCGCGCATTCGCCAGACGCTGCAGATCTCCAAGCAGGTCGCGCAGTGGTACAGTGGTTACGATCAGTTGCTTAATCCGGCACTCGATCTGTTCAACGATGCCTACTTCGATCCCAAAATGGTTGTCGTTCCGGTCATCCTGTCGATGCAGGAGATCTTGAACAACGAAGGCAGCGCCCAGCTCATGGACGTTTACGACAGCTACATCGCGGCTGCCGAACGCGCCCTCGAGGATACAATGGACGCGGCAATTTACAGTGACGGCACCGCCAACGGCGGCAAGCAGATCACTGGCCTCGCCACCGCCGTGCCGATCGTCACCAACAGCGGTGTCTATGGCGGCATCGATCGCGCCACCGCCGTCATTTGGCAGACCAAAACTTACGACGCCAACTCGTTCTTGGCCGGCTCAACACAGGTCAGTGCGACGACCATCCGCCCAATGCTCAACTACGTCATGACCAAACAGTCACGCGGCAAGGATTACGCCGACCTGCTGGTGATGTCGCCCGAGCATTATGCGGCTTACGATGCGGCGACTGTTGCCATCCAGCGGCAGACCAATTCGACCAGCCTGGGCCAGCTTGGTTTCAGTGCGATCGAATACATCGGTGGCGGTAAACGCGCCGAGATCGTGCTCGACGGCGGCATCGGCTCCAACATGCCGGCCAACACCACATTCGGGTTGAATACCGACAGTTTCCGCATGCGGTATCACCCGAACCGAAACTTCGACAACTTGTTCGATGGCGACGGTCAGATGCCGATCGATAAAGACGCGATCGCGCAGTTCATCGGCTGGATGGGTGAACTCACCCAGGTCAACCCGATGTTCAACTGGCGTCTCTACGACAGCAATCCGGCTGCTTAAGCTGGGTAAACGGAGGTCGTCGTCTTCAAGGGTGTCCCTTGCCCTCAGCCGGCGGCGACCTCTTCACAAGGGAGAATGCAGAATGCCCGCAAGAGATCCTGATGCCGCCGTCGTTGCTCTGTTTAAGAACTTTGCCAAAAAGAACGAGGCCGCCTCCCTGAAGGAGGGCCGACCGATCTACGAGGATATCGAGGTTGTCGAGATCCGCTTTCCTGGCTCACGCAATATGTCGGTGTTTCCAGCGACCGCGTTCTCGCACTGGTCAGAAAACTTTGAGACGGGCGAGCAGACGGCAGTGACGTATGCCGAGCGGTTTCGCCGGCAGTATCAACAGTTCAAGGCGCAGACAGCGCAGACCAAATCGGGGACGCCGCTGGCGCATGTGCCCTTTCTTACAGAGGCTCGTCGGGCCGAGTTACGCGCCCTCAACATCTACACTCTGGAGGCGCTGGCACATGTTGACGGCCAAGAGCTCAAAAATCTCGGACACGGCGGACGAGATCTGAAAAACAAAGCGCAAGAGTATATCGCCGAGAGTAAGAGCAACGCGCCAAACCTGGCCATGGCAGCAGAGCTGGAGGCGCTCAAAGCGCGCAACGCCATCATCGAAGAAGACCTCAAGCGGCATCAGGACCGCAACGCCGGTGAAAAAGTCGATGGTGATAATCAGTTTGCCGGCATGACCCTCGACCAGTTGCGTGATTTCGTTACGACCAACACTGGTCACAAACCGCATGGCTCGCTGAACCGCAAGACGCTAGTGCGAATGGCAACAGAGGCCCAGCAGAAAGTCGCATGACGAATGTCGTTACTGACGGTTGTCAGGGATGTTTGCACGGTTGTCGGGGCGGCCATCCCGACATCCGTCTTTGCGAGCATCGCCGGCAATCGCACCATGGCGGAGATGCTGGCGCTCGCCAACGAGATTGCACAGCGCATCGCTTACGACACACGTGAGTGGCAGCAGCTCAAACAAAGCGTAACACTGCCAGGTGATGCAACGCTGACCAATCCCGG